AATCTTTTTCTTTTATTAGTGTTCCTTTCAACTTTTCAACATGCGCGAGGGCTAAATTTCTTCCCAATTTAGGATCAGATGATGTATCTCGTTTCATTTTATGACTTCCCAATGGGTCACGACCTCTTACGTGTTTATCTTTCGCATAATGTGCAGGTTCTACTGATCTACCAGCACCATTCCAACCACCTTCAGGTGAACCGCCTTCAGGCCCAACTTCATTATTTAATTCATGACCAGTTCTTCCCATTGCCATATCTGATGGTGTTCCTGCCGCTTCACCACTTTTTGCAGGATCATTACCCTCAGCTTCTATTTGTGAACGTCTGAACTTCTGTTTAAAATCAAAAACTATCTCATTATCAAGTTCTTTTATTTCATCATCCGTAAAATTAAAAATATTTTCATAAATCCACGCAGTAGAAACAATACCATCTTGTAACATTGAAGATGCTAATTGTGTTTTTTCACTCCACAACGCAACTTTTTCTTGTTCATAAATTGTAGATGGATTTGTAAGATTCAATTCAAAATTAACAAGTTCTTGGTCTGTATATCCTTGTGCATATAAATGAACAATACCAATCTTTGTTAACTCACTAACTACGATTCTTTGTATTCTTTCAATAGTTCTTGCAAATCTTACATCTTGTGCGGCCAATGTAGCTCTTTCACCAACATTTTCATCAAATCCTAAAAACGCTTTTGGAACTCTCAACGCCGCTAACATTCTATTTTTTAAATATTCTATATCTTCAATTGCTTCGTAAGTTAATCCTGGAGCAGTATCTATTTGTGTTCCACTATCTCCACCACGAACTGGTAAGAAGAAATCTTCTGAAATATTTTGCATATTGTATTTAAGATTATAATCACCAGTAGCTTCATCAACAATTGGTGCTTTTCTCATCTTATTAATGATTTGGTTCATATAATTATCAACCTCACCTGGAGGAATATTACCAATATCAATTTTAAAGATTCTCTTTTCAGGAGCCCTCATAATTCTATGAATCAACATAGCATCTTCCATTAATGAAAGTTGTTTCCATGTTTTACGAGCTCCTTCAATCATACCTTTACCATAAGGTAAGAAATTGGAATCACTCAATAACCTAAAATGTGCTATTTCAAAATTTTCAAATTCTTTTTTAACTACACTCTGACTATGACGTGCAGATTGTCCATCTTTTCCAGATGATTCTAACATAAATTTAACATACTCTGGATTCTCTGGGTTTAAACCTTCTAATCTTGATACATCATAGACTGGTAATGGAACTACATTAGTTATCCCATACTTTTCGTCAATTTTTAAATTCAAGAAAAAGTCTCCATACTTACACATATTACGTACCCATGGCCATAGATTAAATTCTATGTTCAATACATCATAGTATAAATTATTTAATATCTCTTTTATATTATTATTCTCTGTAGATATGGTTAAGACATCACCATATTCAGATTTCATTGTGGATTCATCTGCATAGACATCAAGTGCCGATGCTATAATTGAATCTGAATCCATTTGTTCATAATCTTTAAATAACCCTAAACGTGTAGACCTTACTAAGTCTATATCTCCATAACCTGCATATCCCAGACCACTATGAAGTCTTGTAAATCTATCTACTAACGCTTGTCTTGGCAGATATTGACTATTACTTGTATCTACAATCTTTAGCTTTCTACCACCAACGTTTCTAACAATAACGTTAGATGAAAAAAGTCTACCAAGTCTTGCAAATAATGATTTATCAGCCATTTTTACCTCTTATTGTTTTTCTACTAACCAACTTAAATCCTCTCTATTACCTTTCCCAATGTCCCAAGTCCAACTATCATTTTCAGGTTTACTTGAATATACACCAGGATTCATATCTATGGAATTAATTGCCTTTTTAGACAACTCTATTCCCTCAGACCTTAACCTTAAAGCTGTTTCTCTTATCCAAAGAGCTATACCAAAGGATATAACAAGATCATCATTGTATCCAGTCATTGCTTCTGCTCTTTGTCCGTTATATATAAATACAAACAACTCATCAATTAACCTCGTTGAATGTACTGTTACAGCCTTTTCTCTAAAAAATTCTTCTAATTTTGATACCACTAATGGTCTTGTCTTCATAGACATTGTAAATCCAGGTACCATTTGCTTAGATTCTCTATATAATTTATTTGTCATTTGTTTTTGTGTATCTACATATTGTAAATCTTTACTCATATAAAATAAATTATCATAATCCCTATCTATCGCTTGTTGAATAGCCGCCCAACCAATATTGTTATTCTCAATAACTAATAACGCGTCATTATACTCTTTTGCGATATTAACAACCAAGTTTCCAAAATCTCTTGTAGACATTCTACCTTTATACTCTGCTACTTGTTTACATTCTTCTACTTCCATTACATGAAACGCAGAATAGTCTGTTCCATCACCTCTACTAACGTCAGCACTCACTACATAATTTTTAGTATAATTAGGGGGCTCCCAAACCCATAAATTACTATCAACACCTCGTTTTTCAATTGGGTCTTTACAAACATTAGTTCTATATTCTTCTAATATAACACCATCAACTACACTTTGACCAGAAGTGATAAAGTCACAATCACATTCTTGAGCGGCATTTGAAGGCCCTAATAATTTATCTTGACTGGTTCTCCATTCCATATCTCTTTCTGGATGTACAGTCCAATGTAATTTTGTAGTATTCCAACTATTTAATTTATCTTCCGCACCAACCCAAGTTTGATGAAACCAATTACCAACACCATTTGGTGTAGAAAGTGCTATACACCTTCCACCTAATGCTAATGTCTGGGATGCCGCTGTCCATATACTATCAATTTTATCAATAAATGCTGCCTCATCAAGTATTAATAAAGATAAGGCTTCTGACCTACCTGCTTCATCAGAACTAGCAACTGCCTTTACCTGTGACCCATTACTATATCGTAAACTTAATTTATTATCTTCTACACAATTTTGAGTCAACCAAGTTGGTAAATTAGCATGCATCACACGAACTTTTGTAACCAAATTTTTCGCAACTTCTTGTTTTGTAGCAATAACCAAAATATTTTTATCATTATAAAAAGTCATCAACCAAAGTGCATATCCTGCAGTTAATGTAGATATGCCTAACTGACGTGCCTTCAGAATAATATTATATTCATTTTCTACAAATTCTCTAATGGTATCTTCTTGATAGTCATATAAATTAAATTTAATTTTACCCTTTTGAGGATGTTGTATCACACAATACTTTCTCAAAAAATATACAGGATCCTGGGCACATTTTAAAAATTCGGTACGAATTGCTTGTTTTAATTGTTTTTTACCTGATGTCATTATAAAATATTAGTTATAGAATTAATTGTAGATGTTATCGCGTAAGATAAAATTGCCCCATAGGTAAAATATAACCATTTATTTTCATACCAAGATGGTTTAACCAACTTAGTTTTTTTTTCCAATAAATTATTTTCTTTCTTTAAACTTTCAATAGTCTCATTTAAATATTTTTTAGTAGTATCGTCTTGACTAATCGTAGCCTTATATGTAAATATAAGGTCATTTTGTAGAATTACAATTTTATTTAAGCTATCTGTTTTAGCTTGTAAATCTTGTATATTCTTTGTTAGGTTTATCGCATCTTCTTCACTTAAAGTTACCTGCCCTAATAAACCCGTCAATAGAAAAAGTCCTATCAACCATTTCATTATAATTTCGGATTTCTTTTAAGGACATATGTTACTTTATTATTGTTAGCTACTTCTCTTATACTAAACTCATATACAGTACCTACTGTAAGTTTTGATAAATCAATTGTACCACCTTGACTTAATGTTACGTGGCCCGTTGTAGAAGCTTCAGCTACAATTATACCACCAGCTCCGTAATCGGAACCAGTAAAACTACCAGTAGCATTCTGAACAGTTGTTACAGAATGCCATTTACCTGTATGTCCATGTTTTGCGAATTGATCATAATCAGATGGATGGTCATTTATTGCCATTATTTGCTCCTATTTTTTTGCAAATTTTCTTAAAAAATCTTCTGCGTCCTTAGAATCTGAAATTTTCTTTCGAGTTTTACTCGTTTTTTTAACTTCATCTATTTCCTCTTCTATGGATTTAGCTTTCTTCTTTAAAGCTTTAGTTTTTTTCGCCGAAGATTGTGTTTTTTTAATTGCGGTTTTAGTTTTTCTCGCAGTGCTTTTTAATTCTTTATTAACAGACTTTAACTTTTTCTTCTTTTTAGCACTCGCTTTTCCACTCAACCCTAATAAAGCCATAATTAGGGATACGAGTTTCCACATACTATATTGCCTTCTTGATCTTAGACATATACCGCATTAATTCAGTTCTATCTAATCCAAGAGCGTCAATTACTCTCGCTAAAGCCGCTATTTGTCTGCGACGATTTAACCCTGAATCCTTTATTGCGGCTACTGCTTTCTTTAAATGTCTTTCGACTTGTGCTGGTAGTTTAACATCTAATTTTTCCATATCAGATTTATCTGCTTCCATTACACTTTGGATTTCTCCTCGAATCATTTCTTTAAGTTCCGATAGTGTCATTATAAGTTCTCCCAATTAACTATGCGTAGGTTTTTATATAAATATAAACTAAATAGATTCTTCTAATTTTTGTAGATATTCTTCAGCTTCTGCTATCAATTTACTCATATTTAGCTGATCTTTGTTCCATTTTTCCTTTTCAATCGTATATCCATCTGGATTTATTTGATTAAAAAACTCCACATAATCTTTAGAATTTTTCCATTCCTCTATTGATTGTTTCAAATCTTTTATAAATGCCTTTTTATTTGATTTAACCTTATTATCTATATGTTCATTTAACTCGCCTTTTATTGCCAATTTATTCTCAAATTCTACTTGACAATCCAAACAATGTCCAAATTTACGATAATATTCTGAATCTATTCGTTTTTTCATTATTGTATCACAATTTGGACAAAACCAAGGCGTCCGTGCTTCTTTTAAAACATTAGTAAGTTCTTCACGTTCTTTTCTTTCTTGTAATTCTTTTTCTTGTAATTCTTTTTTAAACTCTGGATCGACACCACCAACAAATATTCGTTTTTCAACTGGTCGATCGTTTATTATATTATTTAACGCCTTACTTTGACGTTCTGCTGTTTTACTATAATTTGCCATAATAACCTCTTATTAAAATTTCAATGACCCAAGAATCTGATTAATTGGAGCAAATGCACCTGTAAACTTATAAATATTTCCTTTATACTTAAACACTATTCCTTCACTTGGAACAACTGCGGACAATCCACCAATTTCTTTTAATTTTTCTAATTGTATTCTTAAACTTTTTAATTTTTCTACATTTTTTTTCTGTTTTAAATCTTTAATAGCCGTTATAACCTCTTTTCTAATTTTTTGAACAGTTTTATCTGGAGAGACTGCTATATATCCACTTACATTTTTAAGTATCTCTGCCCCAACTTCAAAAAATAAAACTTCAAAAGGTTTAATATTTTTCTTTGACATTTTCATATGGTCTTGTTTATCCGTTGATAATACCCAATCTAAAAATTTAGGATTATCTTTAAAATCTTTTTTTATCGTTGGTATCTTATATGACTTATCAAAAAATGCCCATCTATTAACCAGATTTACTAATTGATTATTTTTTAATTTAACATCAAATTGTTTTGACGCGTTAAAAATAAATTCTTCCCAATAAGCTCTATGATAATCTCCTAATAAATCTGAACTCGTTAATGCATATTGTTTTTGTAATTTATTCAATCTACCCAAAAACTTTCTTTTTAATTTACCAAAATTTTGATTTTTAGGTATTTTTAAAAAATTAGGTTTACCAATTTTAAATGTTTTTTGAACATTTGCATTTACTTGTTTAATCATACCTGCCAACATACGAGCTGAATCTCTTGGTTGTCCTATTGGTTTACCACTTTCATCATACTCTAATGTACCATGAAATACTATTTCTGCAACATCATAATCAACTACATTTGCAGTTTTAGGATACATAATTTCTAAATTCATCCATCGTTTACCATTACCGAATATTTTTTCTTTTTGTGCATCTGATAATCTACCTATTGCGTTTTCTAAATCTGTCATAGCTCCTACAAAAGCATCTTTCACATCACCTCTACCACTAAATAAACTCTTTACTCCACTTGTAGTTAATGATGATTTACCATAACTTTTCAAATGTCCTTTATTACGAGCGGCTCTTAATTCTCCATCAACCCAACTTACCATTAGGTTTTGTCCGTCAAGTTTCTCTGTAACATTATCTTCACGACTTAGTTTTCCACCAAGTCCTAATATAATTATGTTCCTCAAATCCCCAAAAGTTAAATTATTATCATCAAATGGATGTGCCATATGTCCGTATGCTCCACCTTCCAACAATAAATCTAATTCTTCAACTATAGAAACTCTTTCGGACAAACTTCTTGCGTATTTCTTAGCAGCTTTTGTTCCTTTATTTTTAGCTACCCATTGAACTGCACTTTTACGACTAACTGTTTTCTTTCTACCCTTTGGATTAGGATTCTTTACGGTATCTGGAACAGATGTTTTTGTTTTCTTTTCGGCATCTGCTTTCCTTTGTTTACGAGCTTTATATGCTCTATAAGCACCGAACCCAACACCAGCTGCCATAGTTCCAACACGACCTAACGCTTTTACATAAGGTGCTGTCAAACCTGTAGTAGCACCAACTACAGTTAATACTAAAAATTTAGTTCCCATTTGACCACTAAATAAATCTGCAAACTTAACATCTCCTGTCGCGGCCGCTGTGGCGGCTGCTGATAAATCTAAATCATACTCTGGATCTCCGATAAAAGTCATCTTAGTCCAAGCATAAGTTACTGCCGCGGCTGCTCCTAAACCCATTACTCTTTTTAGTTTTGGATGTTCTTTTAAATAATCATCTAATTTAGTTAAAGCTTTTTCTTTCTTTTCACCAAACTTAGTCTTTGCTAATTTCTGCGCTATCTTATCAGGAACATAGTTGATAATTTTTTGATATGCTTTAAACCCTTTCTTAGCCATATCAAATACTTTTTCAACACTAAAATTATTTAATTTAGCAACAGAAAAAGTATTCTTGTTCATCATTGACTTTCTAACTTTATCTAATGGTTGTTTTGCTTTTTTAGCCCAGTCTTTTAAAAAGTTATTAAACTTTATTCCTTCCTCTAAAGTCATTCTTTGGTCAATTTCTAAAATTTCCTCTATCAATAACTGATCTGTCCACCAATCTTTAGAAAATAACTTTGATTCTCTCAAATCTGTATTCCCTACATCTTTATCTGCACCAGGTAAAATAGGTGCTTTAACTTTCATATCACTATCATCAAGGCCCATCCATTTATAAACCTCATATCCTAAAGTTGATAAAATAAAATTAATTCTTTC